CGAGCGTGTCTAATGTCCCACCATGTCGGTCCGTCAACTCTAGCGTGAAACCTAGCATATTTGCCTCCTTTCGTTACGTTAATATATCGGCAAGGTGCAGGGATACTTTAGTTCCCAGTCAGGTTGACGTGGTTGTTAGTAGCCATCCCTGTACTAGTCCGTTCCTTGTTTGCTCTTGACTTAATATCCGTCACGGTAAACTCCTCAAAGTTGCCAAAGGGATAAGATAGGTCGATTAATAGCCATCCCTGTACCACCTCTTTCCTTGCAGTTGAAACGAACCGAGGCTGATGAGCCTATGCCATTTTGACGCATCGCACTTCGGGCATCTGGGTTTACTGCCCAGGTACTCATCCCCTTCACTGATGGACTGTATCAATTCCTCCTCGTGCTTACAGCTCTCACACTTGTAGCGGTAGATAGGCATTCGTTTACTTCCTCTTAGGTTAGGGACTACGCCAAATCCTCTGGCTACAATCCTTGTTGGATTCAGGACGCGAAGCGGATAAATCTTTCAGCTAGAATCCCTACGCCGATTCAGGACCCGAAGGGGATTACTGACGTAGCCAGTAATTTGCCCATGTATCCTAATTTGCGATTTCCCTTCACGCAACCTTACGTGCGGTACGGATAGGTTTTTCGAGCCGTGGTCGGCGGCAGCTGCCGCGCGCGATATGGGGGCCCATAAACCTATCGGCAGATACTCGGAAAAACTAAATAGTCCCCATGCAACCCTACGATTTGATTGAGGATTTCGGCCTTATTTATTTTCCCGACCTCGATTCCCGAAAAGTTTTAGGTAAGGCAAGTGAAACACAACACAAGGAGAATACATTATGTTTAATTTCACTGAGGCTCAAGAACAGCGATTGGATGACTTAGTTGATGCAATACACGATGTTGTGAATAATGTATCGAGCCGCATCACTGATGGAGAGGACACCCTTTACGCAGAATATTTGGAATCGTACCGTTATGGGGAACTGGATATCGTTGAAGCGATAGATAGAAGTCGGTTGCCCGATAGCGTCAAGCGTTTCATCTTAAAACACAAAAAACCGGATGCTATAAAAAAACATATCGAACCTTATCTATCCATCGGCGTCACGGGTATATATATTTGCGATGAGGAAATAGATAGCATCATTGTGGGTGAGGTGGAAGAGTATATACCTGAAGAACTAACCGCGCAATGGAAAACCCTCACTCATGAGGAAAAGGCTTACGTGAGTCGAAAGGTTGACGCTTACTTTCCTGATGACGGTGATGGGCAGTGTATATATATCGACCACAATTACGACCGCTACGTGCTATTATTCGACGTAGATTCTTATGAGCAAGATTTGCCACCGGATGACGGCGATGACGGCAGCGACGGCGATGACGATAGCAGTGATGGCGATGACCAATTGGCTCAAATCAAGTCATCCCTACAGCAAATTAGAACTTTAGCTAAGGAATTAGATTCGTTAAATAAAACCAAGCCCCGCCAAATTGACGCAGGCCTTAGGTGCATCAATGGTCGAGGTCTCGAAGCTGTCGACCTAATGCACTACAGGATATCTAAGCGCTTGATATCTAAACGTTCTTTGGCCAGCCTCAAGTTAGTCGGTTGATTTGGCGAACTGTATTGTATAGGCCAATGCCAATATTAATAAATACAAAAGGATAAACAATGCAAGCACAAAGAGTTAACGGTTACCTAAATCAAGAGACTTATGACCTTGCACTATGGTGCCTGAATGATGCCGGTCTCTACGCTGTACTATCTAATCAAAACGCTGACTATATTAAAGAGTTTTTCGAAGAGCAAGTTGACCTCTTACTTACTAGCCCAGAAGATTTGACGGAAACTATGAGGCGGCTAATTATTAACGTCGGCAGCTTTTGGCGAGTAGAATGGAGCGAAATAGAAAATAGTTTAATTGACGAATAATAAGGAAGAAATAATGTTTAAACAACTAAGTAAACTTAAAGCGGGTCTAGCTTCTTACTCAAACTATATAAAAGTAAAAGACGATTATTTATTTTGGTCGGACGGATTTTCCCTAATTAAACTTAAAAACATATATAAGTTATCTAATGGTATCATTAGTTTGGATAAACTAAAAGAAGCGTACAAAACTCATGCGATTAACTTAGATGCATTAGTTAATGCTTCGTCTGAAGTTTTTACACCCAAATATGATGCAGTGATACCAGAAAGCAAAAACCCTGTTTTGGTGAACAAAAAAAGATTAATAGAAATGTTAAACACCTTAAATCATAATGAAGTCTATTTAGAAATAACTGAAGATAAAATTATGGTTACAAACACCGACAGGGAATTAATTCTAATAACAACAATGATACAAAAACAGGAGAAACTATAATGAGATTTTTTGCGGGAGATATCATTGAAGCAGCAAAATCGGATAAATCTTTTGATAGGACGAATGCAAAAGAGATATCTAAAACTCACGGTATCGACTATTCTTACGTGTTGAAAGAGATTCAATTCGTGAGGAAAAACCTAAAACGTATAAACCCAGAATAATTGAATTTTTTTGACGGTCCTCAATTCCCGAGGAGGATGGTCGATAAGCATTACATAGGCCGGCGATGAGGCCGGCAAACAGGAGGACGAGAGATGAGCATCTGTATGACACGCAAGCATGGACTGGAGCTCTACGTTATTATGTTTCAGGGTCGTGAAGTTGCTAGTTTTTGGTCGCGGGAAACCGCAGAGCGCTACATAATGAACCATCGTTTTGGGGGCAAATAATGAACAAGGGAACGGCGGTCTATCAGAGTGAACGAGTATTTTTCACTAGCACAGTCCTAAATCCTTGGACCCGTCAGCTTGATTTTCTTATAGTACTGAATGGACAGGCGCATTGGGTTCGAGCAGATGAGCTTAAATATATTCAATACGTAATAAACTGAATAAGGGTAATAATATGGAACGCCATCTTTTGATAGACGGAATAGCTGGAATTTATGTCCCTCGAAATTTTTATCTAGGTTTTTATTTTAATCGATGGGGGCTCAAGAAAGAGGAATTTGAAGCTCTTTCTAGTCCTGAAAATGAAGAGTATTGGGAAGCATGGGAAGACCTTTTGGTGGCAGCTTACCATATCGATGACGAAGGACATGGATGGTGTCTAGTCATGTATGATGGCGATTTATTTGCAGAAAAGGATATAATAAAAGAATGAGCAATCCCGGCACCTGCCGGGTTTTTTATTTTCCTCTCCAGTCACCTTGGCCCCGATACCATTAGCCCTCTCCATCTAGAAGGAAGCATCAGAAGCATCATTGACTTCCCCTCCACTACCACCACCCATCCACCCGCGATAGAGCCGTCAGCCACGACCAGCGAATTCTTACGGGAGGTAGGGAAGTGGGGACAGCGACCGCGGAATACGGAATTTCTCACCACACACGGAGGTGAAACCGAAGTGCTAGGACCTCGCAGAGGGATTCACACTGGGCGTAGTCCGGGGTGCCGGACCTCGCAGAGGGATTCACTGGGCGGGATTAAGGGACAAAAGGCAAGAATATTAAGCAGTTACAATGTGGCCTTCCATCAACAGCTAGACCTAACCTATTGATATCATTAACACTACTCAAAGATACGAAATGTCAGTCGAGAACCGGGCCCTAAATACTAACCCCCCTGCCTAGTCTAACTAGTAGGGGGGGTACACTCCTCGGCCTCGTCGCTCTGGAACCCACCACTTCGGGTGGAACCCATCACTCCTCGGCCTACAACAGGTATCAGTAATTAGGCAAAAGGGGGTGCTGTCCGGCGAATCACCAGATTATTAACAGCATACACCAGCCAAAGGGCGGATGCAAGTATAAAATAGACTACCCCTTAAATATTAGGGGAGAGGTATGGGTTTAATAATAAGGGATAGATAATAGATACCACACCCTAAAGGTGCTTGTCAAGCAAAAAGTGAATGCCACCCAAAAGTTTTACAATTCAACTCTAATATGACAGATTCTACTTGACAGCGCCCAAGACGTGGGCTAAACTGGGGTCTGGACTGAAGGGTACCCAATGCTTAAGCCATTCCAAAAATCCCACAATACAGCCTTCAGACTCCTAGCCGTCCTACTCTACGGCTTAGAGTCTGGCTTACCTTACCTGACCGACCTAGGCGTGAGGGGCCGATACCGCCACCTCCGCCTTCGTACCGGCGTCTGCGCCTACTCCATGCGCATGACCATCCCTAGGATGAGGGAGCACCTCGACTGGCTACAGTCCATAGGCCTAATCGAAGACCTAAAGCAAGAGGAGAGAGGCTGGGTAGAGCTATCCGTCAAACTACCTCTCACCGATACCCCAGAGGCACCCAAATGACGCGAGAATCAAGTCAACCAGGAACCCCCACTCTAACCCCCTCCGAGCTAAAAGACGGGGCAGCAGAGCTCATCTACGTCCCTACCCCAACCGAACGTAAACTCAAGGCCAAGTTCTGGACGAGAGCTGCAGAAAATCCCCTCGTAAACCTCAACGGCGCCAGTATTACCCTCACCTCCGTCAAGCAGATGACTGGCGGCGGCGCTCAGCTAGACGCCGCTTGGAAAAAACCCGGCTTTCAAACCTGGTTTACAAATCCAGACGACGGAAGGGCTAAGCTTGAGTACCTTTTCGACCTAGGCCTCGACGCCTTGGAGGAACTCCTTATGAACCCAGACCCAAAGACCTCCTCCGCCAAGGTAAACGCACTCAAACTCCTAGCTGAGCTAACGGGCCGCTACGTCAAAGGCAAGCAAGGTCACATTGGTGGTCTAGGCGAAGCCATCGCGCAAGCCGACAAGGCGAGCCTCGAGGCCCTCTTCGAGTCCGCTGGCCTTAAAATCGCAGTCTCCGCCTCAAAGGGCGACGAATCCCAAGCTATAAACGTGACACCCAATAACAAGGAGTGACCCAATGTCCATGAAATACCCAGCCGAATCAGTCCTTCTAAACGAAGTCAACCAAGTCGTCGGCGCCTCGGCCACCAATAGTCCCATCAGCCGAGAATTCCCCATCTCAGCTAAAGGTAGTCTAAACCTACTCGTAGGCCTTAAGTGCGCCTCCGTCACAGCCGGTGCAGGCATCACGGCCAAGATTCAATCTAGCATCCTCGGCGGAGCTGAAGCCGACTGGATTGACGGAAACACCGCATCCGTAACGGGCAATGGATGGGCGTACATCCGCATGAACGTCCAGACTACCGGCGACCAAGCTAGACTACCTTTGGCCGACGTAGGCCGCCTCGTCCTCACCACTGGCATAGGCTCAACAGTCACCGTAACGGAAGCCTACATCTGCCAAGGAATCTAATCAATGGCTCAGCTGTCGCCAGAAATGTTAGCATTTGCCGCCGAACGCTACCGAAGGCTCCAGCTGGAGACCTGCTTCGACCCCAATAACTTCCAAGCCAAAGCTACTTTAACCCAGCAGGAATTATTTCAAGAATTTGGTAACGTCAGAAAGCAATGGATTGTGGCTGGCAACCAATGCCTCGCTAAAGGAACTTTAGTCGCAACGCCACAGGGACCTCTAGCTATAGAGGATATCCAACCAGGTGACACTGTTTACGACGAACACGGCAAGCCTATAAAGGTACTTAAAACTTTTATTAATGGACTCAAAGAGGTCGTAGGTATTTACGGGCCTAATCAAGAGCTTTTAGCTGAAGCAACCTATAAGCATGTGTGGCTTAGTACAGAAGGTCAATTAACTACTGCACAGCTACATGATAAACACTTGATAGTGCATAACAAAAAACCTATTGCCGTAAAAATATTATCTGCTAGGGTTGTAGAAACTTATGACATCCACGTAGACTCTGATACTAACTTATACCTACTAGCCAACGGACTTGTAACACATAACTCCGGCAAATCGCAAAGTTGTTCGAGACTTACAGCTTGGGTGTTCGCAGAGAATCACCCTTACTGGACGCGGCCTAAGGAATGGGGACAGGAGCCACTACTGATACTAGTCTGCGGACGTACGGGTAAACAACTAGAGGACTCCCTCATACCACGTATCTGCTCTTACTTACCTGACAGCGATTACAAGGTAATTAGGGTAGGTAACATGGTTCAGCGGCTTGAGCATAAGAATGGAAACCGCATAATCTTCCAATCTCTCGAGAATGCTAACCTAGCCCGTGAAAGGGTGCAATCTTACGTAGCCCACCTCGTCTGGGTAGACGAGATGCCTAGCTCAAGCTCCCTCATCGACGAACTCCAAACTCGCTTGTACTCTAAATCTGGCTACTTTTTAGCTAGCTTCACCCCGCTAGTCTATAACCCAGACATTAGAAAGATGGTAGACAACGCCAAACTGCCAGATGCAAAAGTCTACCGCTTTAAAATGTTCGATAACCCCCTCTACGCCAGCGCCGAAAAACAACGCGAAGTCCTCGCTGCTTACGCCCACCTATCCGAGATGGCCCTTAACTGCCGACTCTACGGCGAGTGGATGGAACCTGAAAGCGCCGTCTGGTCCATCAACCGCGATGCAATGGTCCAGGCTCCAGTCAATTACCACCCTAGCTGGCGGCACGTTGAAGCATCTGACCCAGCTGTTAGCAGCAAGTTCGGTTTAACCATTTGGGCCGAATGTCCCGTCACCCAAATCTGGTACTGCATTAGGGACGACTACATTGAGGGCATAGCCGCGCCAGATGACATCGTCCAAGAGGTAATCAAAAAGACTGCTAGCCTCAATATCGTAAGGCGTGTATGCGACCCACACGAGAGTTGGTACCTCGGCCAGGCCTCCAAAGCTAAACTCAATTACCTCTGCCCCAAAAAAGATGGCCGTAAAGACGAACTAATAAAGAACTTGCAGACAGCCCTTAGCTCGGGTAGGATAAAGATTGCCCCTTGGTGCACCCGTCTCCTTAGCGAACTTGAAGGCGCCCACTGGTCTGAGGCAGATACCAATAGGTCCCGTATCGTAGGCGGTAGCAAATTGCATCTCGGGGACACAGCACAATACTTCGTAGACCTAATTCCGGCGCCGAGTAACGAATACGTAGCGAAACCTTGGCACCAAGAACTCCGGGAAGCTAATGAAAAACGAAAAGAAGCCGAAAAAGAGCGGGCTCAAATGAAGATTGGAAGGAAAAAACGATGGATATTGCGCTAATACTCTCAGCCCCTCTACTACTTTGCCTTCTACTACTAGTATTTTACGGAAACTACCAGATACTTAAGCAAGCCAAACGTGAGCGTAAATTACTAGAAGAAGCAACTGTTCGAAAAAGAAGACATAAAAGACTCTACATCGTAGGACGGGAGCGTGACTAATGGCTAAGATTGTACAATGGAACCCCGAGCAGGCGCAAAAAGAGCTAGCTAAAAGGCTGAAATTCGCCAAAGAGCAGCGCATCCGCCTTGAATCCGAGTGGGATAGCAACGAGTCCACAATAATGAATGCAGCTGGAGAGACCAGTCGCGTAAATATGGGCGTCGATTGGAACTCAGGAGCCCTCGTAGAGGACGCCGACCAGTCAGATAGTGACATTGGAGTCAACTATGCTTTTAAGAATTTTCGTTTCATTCATTCTCAACTGTGTGCTAACCCTCCTACAGTTATACCTCGCCCAAGTAGTAGCGACCTTTCAGACCGTCGCAAAGCTGATGCAGCTGACCGTCTAGTCCGTTACGCAATGAGGACCTATGGACTGCCTGAGGTATTCGCTCAGTGCACCTACTACGCCCTCCAATTTGGCACAGGCTTCATTAAGACTACGTGGGACGCAGAGGCTGGCGAGCCACTCGACTTTGACGAAGAGACAGGCGAGCTAACGATGGAAGGGGACATCAAGTTTACCGCCCTCTCTCCACGCAGCATCTTCCTCGACCCCGATGCCACCCGTTGGGCAGAAGTAAAATACGTAATCGAACTCATCTACATGCCTTACGAGGAAGCTATCTATCGATTTCCCGAGAAGGCCGATGCCTTAAAAAAGTTTAGACGCGAGCAATCTGGCTATTCCGCCGAAGCGCCCATCAGCTACGATAGCGCTTTTAAGACAAGTCCTTACGACGTAGTGGAAATCTACGAATATTGGGAAAAGGGGCTACCATACAACGGCATGGTAGGGCGTCACTGCTACTTCTTGGCTGACGGAACCCTGCTAACTGACATTAGACCTAACCCATTCCGCTTTACTTCGCCCAAAGATAGAGGCCTTGGCCTGCCGGAGCAATCCCTTAACGAGCAGCAGCGTGACCTCCCAGCTACCGCTTACCTTCCTTACCACCAATTGACAGATATCGACGTTGGCGGAGCTGTTTGGGGACGCTCATTCATAGCTTACGAAGCACCTTTGCAGGCTACCTATAACCGCATCTTAAGCTCCTTGTTAGACTGTGTCCAAGCCCACGGCGTGACAAGGGTCCTTCTTCCAGAAGGCGCAGAGATTGCAGATAAGGCCATTACTAATAGCCCTTGGGATATCGTAAGGTATACAGGCAACCGCGAGCCATCTTTCATGGAACCCATGCCTTTTCCACCAGCTGCAGCTGACCTCCTAAACCTCGTAAAGCAGGGCGGTGATGACATGGCTGCCGTCAATGAATCGATGTTTGGTCAGCAATCCCGAGAGCAATCCGGCTTTAGTATGCAGTATGCAACGAATCAAGGTAACATGATTAGGCGTAGATTATTCGATAAGTACGTAACACTCGTCGAAAATGTCTATAAGGCCTACCTTAACCTGATACGAAAGTATTGGTCTGAACCTAGAACCATCCTCGTCCTTGGAAAAGAGAAGGCATTTGAGTCCATCGACATTCAAGGTGCCGACATTGACGGCGGATTTGACCTCGTCGTCGAATACGGAGCTAGCCTCTCTTTGGACCCAACAAGCCGAAGGCAAGAACTCCTCCAACTTCTGCCCCTCTTCCAACAAGCGGAGACAGACCCAGCTGCCAAAAAGATACTGGCTATGCTCCGTCTAAACGAACTAGAGGGAATGTACGACAGGATGCAGCTGGCAGCCGATAGGCAGCGAGAGATATTCGAAGAGATGATAGCTACAGACCTTTACATTGGTCTTGGCGAAGCAGAAGACGACGTAAACATGCTAGCCTGGGCCGCAGACTACCGAATGAGTGCAGAGTTCAAATACCTGACGCCAGAGCACCAGGCGCTCGTCCTCCGTCACATCAAGGAGAGGGCCATGAGGGTAGGCCAAACTGGCGGTGCGCCAATGGGAGCAGGTGGAAGTGGAGCGCCGGGCGGAGCACCTGGAGAATTACCGGTAGTTCCGGGCGGAGCCCCTATGGACGTGGCGGCTAGCCCGGCTGCAATGCTGCAAAAATAAGAGCAGCTTGACAATCGAACTAGCTCCTTGCTACACTAATACTGTAACCAAGGAGCGTAGCTGATGAACATACGTATTCAACGATTGTCCCCCACCGCCGTTATGCCCATTCGGGCTACCAAGGGCGCGGCAGGTTATGACCTGACCGCCATCTCCCTAGAAAATCCCCTGCCTAATGTATGGATGTATGACACTGGCCTAGCTTTCGAGATACCCGAAGGCTACGAGGGTCAGTTGCGTCCTCGTTCCAGCATTTATAAAACTGGCTGTTTCTTAGCCAATGGCGTAGGTACCCTCGACAGCGATTACCGTGGGTCAGTTCGCCTAATCTTCATCGGCCCAAAACAACCCTACCAGCCAGGTGAGCGCATAGCTCAGCTAATAGTAGCAAAAGTAGAATCCTGTAACTTTCAAGTAGTCGAATCTCTCGAAGAATCGGCACGTGGTAACGGGGGCTTTGGCTCAACTGGCATGGGGACACTAGGCTATGGCAAACTCTGACAAGTCCAGCAAACAGGAAAAGCCCAATCACTCGGGCCACCTTGAATTTCCCGACGGAAAATTTGCCGTATACGTACACTTCACCCACACTGAGCTGCGGCAGATTCAGGACCATTGCAACGGCATGCGTATAAACCTGTCACGTTGGATAGCTAATATTATAAGGGATGAACTTTTACTTCAAAAGACCTATGAGGACACGGAAAAATGAGCTGGCAGAATCCATCGCAAGAATTTGTATACCTACGCACCTACGCTAGATATTTAGAGGCAGAGGGCCGAAGGGAAACCTGGCCCGAAACAATAGACCGCGTTATCTCCTTTCTCAAAGTGGAAAGGCCCAACGTACCGAGTAAGGTTTGGCATAAGCTTCAGGGCTACATGCTAAACCTAGACGTTCTTCCAAGCATGAGACTCGTCTGGGCTGCAGGCCCAGCCGCCTCTCGCTGCAACGTGCCCATCTACAATTGTTCCTTTTTGGAGATGAAAGATACCACAGCCTTCGCCGAGATGCTCTACGTTCTGATGTGCGGTACTGGCGTAGGCTTTAGCGTCCAAGCACACGACGTTAACCAGTTACCTATCGTGCCAATCTTTCCGCTTCAAGCAGACCAGATTAAGTATAAAGTAGAGGATAGTAAGGAAGGCTGGGCCGATAGCCTAAAACTACTAATGGAACACCTCTACCAAGGTAGACTCGTAGAATTTGACTACTCAAACATACGACCAAAGGGAGCAAGGCTTAAGACCATGGGCGGTCGTGCCTCTGGACCAGAGCCCTTGATACTCCTCCACAAATTCGTAACCGACCTCTTTCACTCGGCGCAAGGACGTAAGCTAGAACCCATCGAAGTACACGACATCTGCAATAAGATTGCGGAAATTGTCGTCGTCGGAGGCGTTAGGCGTTCCTCTCAGATTAGCCTCTCAGACCTGACGGACGAAAAAATGCGGCACGCCAAAGATTGGCCCTGCCCACTACACCGCTTCATGGCCAATAACTCGGCTGTATATCTAGAAAAACCTTCAGCAGTAGAATTTATGAAGGAGTGGTATTCTTTAGCAGCCTCTGGCTCAGGCGAGCGTGGTATATTTAATTTAAAAGCAATAAAAGAGAATGCTCCCAAAAGAAGAAAAAGTTCAATAATATCAGGAACTAACCCTTGCTCCGAGATTTCCCTGAGAGATAAACAATTCTGTAACCTTTCCACGGTCATTGTAAGACCTGACGACACCCTAACGAGACTACTCGACAAGGTTGAGACCGCCGCTTGGATTGGCACCATCCAAGCTAGCTTCACCAACTTCCCTTACCTTAGGAAAGAATGGACTGAGAACTGCCAGGAGGAGGCCCTCCTAGGCGTTAGTCTATCGGGTCAGATGGACAATACGCAGCTACTAACAAAGCAAACGTTGGCTGAACTAAAGCGTAAGGCTGTTGACACGAATAAACACGCAGCTGAATTATTAGGCATCAGCCAAGCCGCAGCCATTACCTGCGGTAAACCAGAAGGCACAACCAGTCAATTGACGTTCAGTGGCTCCGGCTGTCACCCCTGGTATTCTGAGTATTTCATCCGCCGTTACCGCATATCGGCTACCGACCCCCTGTGTCAGTTACTGAAAGACTCGGGAGCACCCCTCGTCCCGGAGGTAGGCCAGACGTGGGAGACTGCCTCCACGTTCGTCGTCGAATTCCCATGCAAGGCTCCGGAAGGTGCAGTCTTACGCGAGCAGGTGTCTGCCTTGGACCAACTGAAATGGTATAAGCGCGTGCAGACAAATTGGTGTGAGCACAACCAGTCCATCACCATCTACGTTAAACCGGAGGAATGGTTTGAGGTAGGTAACTGGGTGTATAAGAATTGGAATATAGCTTGCGGACTATCTTTCCTTCCATTCGACGGCGGTCACTACCAGTTAGCTCCTTACGAGGAAATCTCGCAGACTGAGTACGAGGAGAGGTTAGCCAGGTTCCCAAAACTAAACTACAGCGACCTGTGGAAGTATGAGGTTGAAGACCAGACGGAGGGCGCTAAAGTTTATGCTTGCGTTGGCGATAAGTGTGAGCTAAGTTGATTCCTAGGTGCAGCGGTGTGGAAGCTAGTTAGTTTAGGGTTTGTTGTCAAGCGAGCTTAAGTGGATTGTCCTCAGTGACGATTCCGGACTACTTGGAGACACACAGGCAAGACAATACCTGTTCTCAGTATAGGTTTTGGGCCAAGTCCTAACGGAAGGTCGCCTTAGAGAAATAGCCGGAGTAGCGCCCGGCCTGCACCCTTACTATAATTATTAACGCAGGGGGATAAGATGAATCAGATAGCCAAACTAGTAAGTTACACTGCGTGGAATCCCCAGTATTTGGCCGAATCAGGTATCCCAGACGGCCTGGTGAGCCCGGAGGGACCCGTAGCCTACACGGCGCGGGTTTCCTCCCCTAACCCAAAGAACGAAGAGTACGCAAAACTCTTAACCTACTGCATCCAAAAGGGGCACTGGTCAGTCTTTGAGCAGGCGGATGCCACCTTAGAGCTCACGACCAGCCGGGCCATCTCGGCTCAGCTCCTCCGCCACAAATCGTTTCAGTTCCAAGAGTTTAGCCAACGCTACTCCGCCGTTACGCCAGACTACCAGTTCTCCGAAGCTAGATTACAGCACCCTACCAATAGGCAGTCAAGCCTGACGTGCGACGACCCTACGGTTAAGACCTGGTGGGAGTATGTTACGAAAAGTAGCTGGGAGAGAGCCTACGCCAACTACGAGGAAGCCCTAAGGCTAGGGATAGCCAAGGAGCAAGCCAGGATGCTACTTCCTCTGTCCACCTCAACCAAACTGTTCATGAAGGGTAGCCTCCGAAGCTGGATACACTACCTCAGCATCCGGCTAGACCCCTCCACCCAGCTCGAGCACAGACTGCTGGCCCGCGCCATTTTGACCGAGTTAGAGCCAACCTACCCTACCATAATGACGGCGGCCAAGCAAGTTTACCCCCACCTAAATGTACTGGGCTAAATATTCATCCCCTACCAAAAAAAGTCCTTGAATCCCCTCCGGGTCCAGTCAAG